ATGGCAACAACCATCGCACAAGAAATTCATCGCCTGAAAATGCTGAGCAATCAAATTGAATCCTTAATTAAAAAGGAAACAGGCGCAAATATCGAATGGACATTTCGCGGGCAAGGAGATGAAAGATTCACAATCTCAGGCACGCCTAACGATGTTATTGCTGCGGTGGCATTCTCTGCCAAAATTAACTCCCTTCGACTTGAAGAACCCATCGTCTACGACGAAGAACTAGATACGTCCTTCGCCTATTTATGTAAATAAAACAGGGGCCTCGCATTGCGAGGCTTTTTTATATGAAAATTATTGAAAACTATACCGCTCCCAGCACAGACGACCTTGCTAATCTCAGAAAAACCCTCGGCTTCCAAGGCGAGGAAATGGCACGCCTTGCCGGCGTAGCGGGAAATAGTCAATGGAGGAAATACACAGGCGGCGCAGAGCCAAGAAAAATGAGTCTGCATATGCTGTTTTACACTGCAGCGCGCCTTACACTGCCAGAACATGAAATTCTTCAAGTCTTGGACAAAATGCGTGAAATTGGCGCAACGTTCGACTATAAGGATACCTCGAAAAAGCCAGAAGACTGATAAACCACTTTGGTTTCTATCTTGGCACTCAATGAAACCAGCCTTCCCTCAAGATCAATAAAATAAAAAATGGACCAAGTAAAAGTTTATAGTTATTTGCGTTTCAGTGACCCGCGTCAATCTACAGGGACATCTATAGAGCGACAGACTCAATATGCGCGGCAATGGGCTGCAGTACATGGCCTAAAGCTGGATGAATCTCTCAGCCTGCGCGATGAAGGACTCAGTGCTTATCACCAGAAACATATCAAGCAAGGCGCACTAGGAACCTTTCTTGAGGCTGTTCAAGATGGACTTATAGCGGAAGGCTCTGTTCTTATAGTTGAAAGCCTAGACCGACTAAGCCGGGCAGAACCTATTCTTGCCCAAGGCCAGCTTTCCTTAATTATTAATGCAGGAATTACCGTTGTAACAGCAAGCGACAACAAAGAATATAATCGTGAGAAGCTAAAAGCGAATCCGATGGACTTGGTTTATAGCCTATTGGTGATGATTCGCGCCCATGAAGAAAGCGACATCAAATCTAAGCGCGTGAAAGCTGCTTTAAAATCTAGGCTAAAGGGATGGATTGACGGCACCTATCGCGGCCGTATTGCAGCAGGCAGTACACCACAATGGCTAAGCTGGTCAACCGATCATTGGGAAGTCATCACCGACCGCGCCCAAGCCTACCAGATAGCAGTTAAGCTATACCGCCAAGGCAAGACATCCAAATCAATTATTTTCCACCTTAAAAATCTTGGACTGGCTATGAATGAAAATGGCCTACCCAAGCCCAATAACTTGGCAACGCTTCTCAGAAATCCCGCTCTAACAGGCGTCAAGATTGTAAGCGTTGATGGCGAAAAATTTGAACTGAACGATTATTATCCCGCACTAATCAGCAACCGGGACCGAAAATCACTATTCTTGCCTCGGCATAAAAGGCATAGAAAACCAGACGATATAGCCAGCGTGGTAACTGGCTCTAAATTGCTACGCTGCGGATATTGTGATTCTGCCGTTGTAGGTGGCAACTCACTTCAGAGGAAAAGACGCCCCAACGGTACGCCACAAGATGGCCATCGAAGACTTCACTGCTGCGGCAACAACAAACCCAAAAGACGCAGATGCACGACAAGCGCGTCATGCTCAGTGGTCCCTGTTGAAAATGCCATCATGGCTTATTGTAGCCACTCTCAGAGCTTGCAGCCATCACATGAAGCGCCAAATACCACGCTTCATGAAAATTGGGCGCAGCTAATGGATGGCGTCAACTCACTGGATTTTGACGCTAGAGAAATGGCTCAATACCTGATCAAAGAAACGTTTCAAAAGATCATCATATACATGAATGGCTTCACTCCGACAAAAGCAAATGGCCCAATTCATACGCAACCGCCTATTGACTTGACATTAATACCCAAGCACGGAGAACCGAAATCATTGCATATCAATCGCAAAACAGGCGAATGGGTAATTGATAACTCCACAATTAATCAATCACACTCAGTTGCAGTCTTTCATCAAGCCGTAGAGTCTGATGAATCCACAAACAGCGATACGTAAGACAGTCTAGCCCTGAAAAATGCCCCGCATCGCGGGGCATTTCCTTTCCTAGTTCATCGAAGCGATTGCGCCGCACTCCCCGTATTGCATAGCCAAATGCAGATAGCCCCGCGCCACCGCATCCCAACTATCTACTGTCACCCGCTCCAGCTCCGGACACGACTTGGCCAAGTTGACCGGCACGGGCGGCGTTGGCGGCCTCAATCGCGGCATTGAGTTCGCGCAGCCTGTCAGCACCAGGGCGACAATCAGCAGGCAAGGGCTGCTTTTCCACGACATGGTTGTACCTTTCTATAATTTGGGGCTGCACCTGGCGCAGTGCGCTCAACGTGGCTTCAATGCGCTGCGATAGCGCATGCAGTCGTTCCGTCTCTGCCCGATAGCCTTCAAGATCAGCGCGGGCCTCGACCGCACCCCGTCTCGCATCCGCCATGGCCCATTGCTGGCGTATTGCATCCACGCCCTGACCGTATCCCCACCAGACCGACCCAAGCCAGCCCGCGACCATCACCAAGCCGCCAGCGGCCCGCAAATACCCTTTCACAGTCCCACCCGCAGAAAGCCCTTGCACAGCTTCGCGCTGCGCACACGCCTGCAGACCGCATAGCCTTCGCGCCCGCCACTGGCGTTGGTGTTGCCTTCGATCGTCAGCAGTTTGTCGCCATCCACCCGCTCAACGATGCCGGTATGCCCCTGTCCCTTGCCAAAATCCATGATGAACACGTCACCCGGCTGCGGCGTACTCACGCGCAGCGCTGGACGCTCGTTCCATTGCTTCAACACCCCGCCCGTCTTCAGCAGCGGATTGGCGGCGCCCGTCTCTTCCGCCGCGCGCTGTGCGCACCAGTAGACAAATGCCATGCACCAAGCGGCGGGGAAGTTAATTCCCACCGCCTGCAGATACTGGCGCACCTTCGGCCCATCGTTGGAACCTCGCGGCTGTTCCTCAACGCCCAATTGAGTCATTGCAGTTTGAACCAATTCCATAACACCCCCATAAAACAACAAAGCCCGCATTTGCGGGCCTTTTGGTTATCTAAACTACGTTGTATTTAATTGCCGAACTTATTGGCTTGTTTCTTCAGCCATGCCTCCAGCCACTGCGCCCCCAAGATACCAACCACAGAGCCAGCACCGATCAGCGCCGGCAAAGGCATATCCGGGAACCGCATAAGCACAAGGCCGGCAACTGTAGAAGTTGCGCCACCCAAAATAGAGCGTCCGATAGCTAAACGCGCTGTTATCTGCTCGCCACTTACCAGCATCTTTGCCAAAGCAATAGAAGCCCCGACCACTGCCAACATGATTACAACTAAAAGAGCGGCCACCCCTTTTCCAATTTCTTGCATGACACCTCGCTTATTGCAAATCATCTAATTATTTACGCCACTGAAAAGTAATCGACAGTACGGGGCTGACACCGACCAGCTTATCGTCCACCAACCGCCTAACGGTGCATTGCCATTGCACATCTTTAATAGGCTCCTTGCACTCCACGACTAGCGTCCTTAGTGTTGTCCGACCATTTTGCACTCTGACTTTTGGATTAATCTTTCCAACTTGCTCCCATTGATATTTCATCGCATCCAGTCCGGCATAATTCACGATGCAATCTACCGGGTTAGACTGAAACCAACCGCCCACACCTTTCTCTGAATAGTCCTCTGTTTTGGATAGCGTAATTTCCACCTCTATTTTTTTACCCATAAAATCCTTGGCGGAATAAGCCCCATCCCCAGCTTTTGCCAAACGTCGAAATATCGCCTCTCCCGCACTTCCCGCCGCGCGCTCAGACCGCTCAACTTCAATGTTCAGTTCCCGCGCCGAAAACGACCCGCTAGCCGGCAAAGTCATGCGGCCTCCAACATGGAAATGCGGGCCTCTAGCTGTTCGAAATTGCGCTGTTGCTCCTTCAACGCCTCTACCAGCAAACCAACCAAATTGCCGTAAGCAACCGTCAACGTTTTGGCTTCGTCGGCCGCCTCGATCACCGCCTCGGGCTGCACCGCCTGCACTTCCTGCGCGATCAGGCCCACTTGGCGGGCGCCGGTATCGGTTCGGGTGAAGGTGTAGCCATTAAGGCGTTGCACCTTGGCCAGCGCATCCTCAATCGGCTGGACATCCTTCTTCAGCCGCCTATCCGAAAACCACCCCACATTACCGGCCGCCGTCATGTCGCCGGTCTTGGTATCGACATACCAGCGCCATGCCTCGGCAGACCCGCCGCCCAGGCCAAAAACACCATCGTTACGCAATCCCAACTTCACCGCCCACACGCCCGGCAGATGGAAGGCCGCCGCCGCAATCTGGCTATCTCCCTGGCCATTTCCTGGCCCGCGCACCTCCAACGAGGACGACTGATCCCCCTTCGCCATCACACCCGCCAGCTTGCCCGTCAGCAGCTTGTCGCCGGCCTCGATAACGCCCGCCGCTCTGTAATCGTTGCCCTGCCACACATGCGGCATGTCGCTGACGCCCGCTCCGGCTAGGTGAAGCACCGCTTGCGCCACCGCGTCATCTTTGCCGCCCCCGCATACCGCCAGCGCAGCCACTTGACGCTTACCTTCCTGCATTGCCCGCCAAACCGTATACGCCGGGCCACTCAACCCGCAGGCGACTTGAAGACCACCCCAACGCGCATCGTTTGCCCAATCCTTCCAGGCACTGCCGGGCGGCTGAGACGTCAGCGGCGCGAGAAACCGCTTATTGCCCGTTACCACCTGATCCCCGGCCAGCGCCAGCAGATCAGCCGCATGCAAGTGGTCCACGGTATCGGCATTCAAGCCAGACCCCGGCCCGTGGTTCTTGTCGTGCCAGACTTTGGCCCACTCGCCCCAGCGCTCGTTATAACGACTGCGGAAATACAGCTGCGTATTGTCCGGGTGATAGGTTTGATACTGCTGGAACGTCATGCTGCCCTGCTCCAGCACCGACAACGCACCGGCCACCCCCCACGGGTAATTTCTGCCTGTTGACGCATTCGCGTTGGCTGGCTGATAAAACCAGCCATTCTTCCGGCACGTATTCAGGTCAACGGCCGCCCCCAAAGCGTCCCGGAACATCAACAATGCGCCATCATTGCCGGTATGCCAGTGTCGATTCCAGCCGCTCCATACGCCGTTTTCTAATCGGGCCTCGTATACCTCCCCACCCCAGGCGCGATATGTCAACGTCCCCCATTGGTCATTCAGGTAATTGACCGTGAACATGCCATTTCTGTCGCTTGGCGTTCCCTTCAGCCCTTTGCCATCACTGGTTTGCCCATGGTAGAAACCGTTCGCGCGTTTATCGAATAGCTCCCCGTCGCGGATATTGCGCGCATTGCCGCCCAGGCCATAACCGGCGAGGTCTTCAGGCTCCAGCTTCTTCGCCAGCTGGCTGGCGACGGTATCGGAGAATTTGGCGTCATTGTTCAGCGCGGCGCTCAACTCCTTCAGCGTGTTCAGCGCATCCGGCGCGCTGTCCACGATCTTCGCCACGGCGGCGTCAACATAGGGCTTGTCCGCGAACTTGTTTTCCAATAGGCCGTAGGCCGGCGACCACACCCGCCCTTGGATGTCCACTTCCAGCGACTTCTTGCTGTCGATGAAAAGTGCTAGGTTTTTAGTCCCGGTGTTTGGCCTGTCTCCCGTGTAGTCGGCAAACAGACCCGTGTCGGCGTCATCATCAAATCCATAACCCACCGCCGACGAGTCGCCTTTGTTCGGGTAGCCCTTGCCGGCGCGGACGGTATCCGCGCGTGACTGGCCAACGACGTCCAGCCGGCTCGGCATGCCGAGCCGGCCGATCTGCACCCGGCCGCCCTCCTGATGCAGATAGGTGTCCGAACCGCGCACGCCGATTCGATGAACCAGGGTGTTCGTTCCATCGGCCGCATACATATCCACTATGGCCGGCCCGCTCGTTTTTACGGCCCGAAACATGCGGATAGACGATCCGAGATCAGCATCCGCCGGGATCGCATCCAAATCCAACAACGCGCCATCGCCTTTGGGACCATACGCCGTCAGCTTTCCGCTGCCTGTACTGAATACATCCAAGCCGACGCCATAGCCATTGGCGGCGTTCACCCGCACCGGGTCGCCCTTGCGCACCGCCCAGCCGCTAATTTTGCGCGCCTCCTCCACGGCCTGCGCCGCATCACCGATGGACGCCGCACTAGCTGCCGCCGCCGTGGCGCTGTCGCCGCTAGCCTTGGCGCTGGCCGCCGCAGCGGCAGCGCTGGCGGCGGCGTTCTTCTCGCTGTTCACCGCTGCCGCTTGGCTGGCCTTGGCCGCGTTCTGGCTGTTCACCGCTGCCGCCTGGCTGGCTTTGGCTGCTTTCTCGCTGGCCGCCGCGTTCTTTTCGCTTTCTGCTGCTGCATTGCGCGAGGCGATCAGATCGGCGGAATTGTCCACCACCACCTTGCGCGCCGCCTCCATCGCGCCCAGGCCCTCCCTGGCCCCGCGACTGATGGCCAGCCATGACATCACCTGTCGGCCCTCGCCCAGCTCGTCGTAAAGCACGGCCTGATCGTTGTCGGTCAACAGCACATCGCGGAAGCCCGCCAGCGTCACCATCCAACGGCGCTGCATCTTGGCCAGCTCGGCCGCCACCTCGCCCAGCGGCGAGCCGGTGAAGTTGCGGACGATGGCGTAAGCCTGGCCGGCGGCATTGCCGCCCGCGTAAGGCGTGCGCAGCTGCAAGGCGGTATCGCTCGCCGTGGTGATTTCATATAGTTTGCCGTCCGGACCGATCAGGATATCCCCCGGATTGGTCTGGCCCGCCCAATTCGTGCCTTGACCGCTCACGGTCAATGCCCCCTGCTGTACGCTGATCTTGCCGACGCGATACCACGCAACATCCGTTGCCATTTCATTCACCCATAAAAAAAGCCCGCCGAAGCGGGCACTAACTCGAATTCAATTACACGTACAAACTGGCATCGGTAATCATGATGGTTTGCGAAATGCAATCCATTGCGTCGCCGCCATCCTCCCCGCCTCTGGCTAAATAACAAAAGTCGGTCCGAAACCCGCCATCCTCCAAAAATCCATTCAACAAGTCGTAATACGAGTAATAGCCGTAATCACTGACGTACTTGCCATTGACCGAATAACAGTAGGCGGCATTCGGGCTATTCCAGCGAACCGGCGTAAATGTCCCATCCGCCCGGCGCGCGGGATTTCCGCCGCGTTCCTGCTTGATGATGTGGATGTTGGATGGCGTATGCACCACCGCGTCCATCAACACCAGATTGCGCTGATTGCTGTCATAGCAGACAGAACCATCCTCTCGCCGCAATACCATCCCCCAGCGTCCGGCGACCGCGTTCGGCGTCCGACAGAACACCAAGACTTGCGGCTGGTGATTCGGGTAGACCGCCAGCGTGATTTCCCAACGGCCCGGCCCCGCCCCCTGCACGCCGACAATGCCAGCCCAGCCGCCGGAGCGGCGGATGAACGGCAGCGGTTCATACGGGCAGTTGACGTAGTAACGCAGCGTATACAGCGCCTTCATGAAATCGAACCAGCGCGGCATGATGCCGCTGGGCGAGCCTGTCACCGCGTTGAACTGCGCCACACCGGCAAAAACGAGTGAGTACGTCCGGTCGCTGACGACAATGCCGCCATTGCGATTGCGGACCATGAAACCGTGGCGGCTCATCGGACGGACATCACATAAAGGGTTGTCGGCGCGACGTCGCCTGTCTGCTGCCACCAACGCACGACCGGATGGCCGCGACCGTAATCGATCCCGACACCGTGCATGCGTTTGCGGCCGCCGCCAATCGTCGGCCCGTAAATCTGCGTCGTTCCCAAGACGAAGCCGGCAAGCTCAGGGTAGGCCCTTTCGCCGTTGCCGCCGCCCAGGTAGATCACGTCCACCAGGCTGCTCGCCATTGAATCGGTATGCAGCATCGCCCGGCCGCCCGCATCCTTCACCATCAATCCATGGCTCATGCCGCCAAATCTCCTATCTTGACGCGCTCGACGCCGTTTTCGTCGAACACGCGAATGACTCGATTGCTAATTTCGGTCCGTGCGCCGCCGTCGCCGCTGCGAATCGACACATTGCCGCCGTTGTCCACGCTGAACCGGCCGCCGCCCATATTCATGCTGCCGCCACGGATGGCGGCGGCGTAGAGCGCCACCTCGGCCCGCACCTCGCCCGCCGAAATCTTGCTGGCCGACATCGTGCCGTCTAGGATCAGGTCGCCGGCAATACCGACCGCCGACCGGCCGCCGATGCTGCCCACTGTGAACACCTGGCGCGCGTTTTCTCCATCCGGCTGCGCGACATAAAACTTGTCGGCCAGTACGGCAAATTCACTGCCGTTCGCCCCGTTGTTCATGGCGAAACCAGCAGCGAATGTTTTGCCATTGGCCGTGCGGGTAATCTGAACCGACCATTTCCCCATTAGGCCATCCACGCTCTTGGCCTGCTGCGTAATCGTCGCCTCAGCGTCGCCGACGCGGGTAGACATCTGGTCCAGACGCTGCGCCAGCGAACCGCTGGAGCCGGTCGCCGCTTGTAGCTCCTGGCGCACCGTCGCCAACCCCGAATCCGTCTTGCTGGATAGCGTCTTGATGTCGGCCGCCATCGCATCATCGGCTTTGGCCCGCGCCGTTTGCTCTTGCAACAAGCCGGCCTGCGTCGTCTTCTGCGCCTCCTCATGCCTGGCCGTCAGCTGGTCCAAGCGCTTGGCCAGCGCCCCGCTGGCGCCGGTCGCCGTCTGCAACTCCTGCCGCACCGTCGCCAGCCCCGAATCCGTCTTGCTGGATAGCGTCTTGATGTCGGCCGCCAGCGAGTCGTCTGCCTTGGCCCGCGCGGTTTGCTCTTGCAGCAAGCCGGCTTGCGTCGTCCGCTGCCCGTCCTCATGCTTGGCCGTCAGCTGGTCCAGCCGCTGCGCCAGCGAGCCGTCCGGGCCGGTCGCGGTTTTGAGTTCCTGGCGCACGGCCGCAAAGTCGGATTGCGTGCGGCTGGCCAGCGTCTTGACGTCGCTGGCGATGGCCCTGTCCGCCTCGGCCCGCGCCGTCTGCTCCTGCACCAGATCGGCCCGCGTGTCGTCCAACTTGGCCGACAGCTCCAGCCGCGCCGTCGCCTCCTGGCGCAGCGCGGTGGCCGTGGTCTTCAGCTCTTGTTTCGCCAGCGCTCGATGCCGGGCCTGCGTGTCGCCCAGCTGGTCGCTGGTCAACACCGATTGCATGGCCGCATCGATGGCCGATTCCGCCAGCTTGGCGGCGTGGTCCACCTCCGCCGTGATGTTGGCCACGTTTTCCATCGGCTTGCGCAGCTCGTCAGCCAGTTCGCTGCCGCTGATCCCGCCTTGCAGCTGTTGCAGCAACAGCGACGGGTCGCGGATGGTCGCGGCATCGGCGCGGGCGCGCGGCGACACATTGCCCCAGCTGTCCACCACTTGCAGCCAGTAGTAGTAATGCACGCCCAGGCCGACGCCGTGGTGCGTGTAGCTGTTCACCGGATAGGCCCGGTCGCACAGCGGCGTCGGATTGCTGTCGTTGGGATCAGCGCTATAGAACAACTCGGCCCCGACCAGTTCGGGCACCCCGGCCGGATAGCGCCAGGTCAGTTCAATCTTCATCGGGCCGCCCACAGCCGACAGCGCCGGCATCGGCGGCGGCGTGGTATGGCCGCGCGCGTTGACCTTGCCCAGCGCCGGGATGCTGCGCAGGCCGGTGGCCGACACGCTGGACACCCGCACTTGCCAGACGCCCGGCAACAGCCCTTCCAGCTCGGCATGATTGGCCGACTGCTCGGGCAGCTCGCGCCAGTTGCCGTTTTCCTCGCGGTAGCCGACGACATAGCCGCGCAGGTAGGGATGATTGACCGCCGGCCAATCGACTTCCAACCGCACCGCGCGGCGGCCGTCGCCGGTCAAATAGGACACCTCGCGCAGCGCCACCGCGCCGACAGCCGGAATCTGTGACGGATCGGGCAAGCTCGATGTCGGCGGCTGCTCGATATACAGCCCCTGCTCGATGGCTGCCCACTTGTGCGGGTTGTGCTGCAGGCCGCTAATCTCGTAGATACCTGGCTCGCGCTCGCGCTTGGACACGCAACGCCAGATGGTCGGCTGCAAATTGGTCCCGATCAGCGCCCAGGTTGTGCCCTCCACCGGCTGCGCGGGAAACGGCGCGACCAGTTGCAGGCGATCTGTTTCGCCCGCCTTGACCACGACGCCGCGCTGTACCAGCTGGCCGTCCGGCATCGGGCATTCCAGGCTATAGGCGATGCCGGCATCCAGCATGACCGGCGCGTCCAGCGTCACCGTCTTGCCCTTCACCGCCAGCAACCGGCCGCCCATGCGTCGCCCGGCCACGGTCGGATCGAACACCGTGAACAACTCCCCCGGCAGCAGATCGGCGGCATACAGGCCAGCCCCGAAATTGACCAGCTCCGTTTCCGTCTGCGCCGTTTCGAGGATGTAGCGCCCCAACTGCTGGGCCTGCGCGCGGCTGGTACAGCCAACCGCCACCACTTCGGCCGGCTGGTAGCCGTAGCGCGCCAGGCCCTCGGCCGACTCGACGGGTTCAGGCGTACGCTTCCAGCCGTCCGCCGGATCGACAAACGACACGCTGGCCACCGTGTAGCGGTCGGCCTGCTCGGTGCTGGTATAGCTGAACCGGCCGTCCAGCACGTTGGCCGGCGCGAAGTGCTTGCCGGGCGTGTCGCCAGGCATGTCCGCGACAATGCGGATGCCGCCAGCGGACGGAATGACTTTGCCGCAGAACACCGACGCCATGTCTTGCAGCGCCTTCCAGGCGTCCGCGCCGTCGCCGTGGTAGCCGTTCATTTCGAAGCGGCGACGTAACCCGCCCGCGCCGTCGCTGACAAGCTGGTCACACCACTGCGAAATCCGGTACAGGTCCCATTTCCACGCCCCGTCAGCCGGCAGACAAATATTGAACCGCTCGTCGGTGGCGAAGGTGTACAAGCACCAAGCCGGATTGCTGGAATGCGCCGGCTTGAATGTGCCATCCCACGCCCCGCTATAGGTTCCGGCCGCCGGATCGTAGTTACTCGGCACTTGCAGCACCGACAGATTCCATTCGCTGGTGATTTCCGGCAGCGAACTGAACTGCCTGGCGTCGAATGTCACCCCCAGCAGCGCATAGCCCGGATAGCTCAGCTGCAGCGGCTGCAACACGGTATAGCTGTCCCATGCCGTGGCATTGATCAGCTTTTGCGACGTGCTGTCCGGCGTCAGCCGGCGCACCCGCACTTGCCACGGCCCGCGTCCCGGCAGATCGACGCGGACGCTACGCTGGTAATGGCTGCGGGTCTTGCCCTCGATGCCGATATTGCGCACCTGTTGCCAGGCCCCGCCAGGCTGGCAAACGTCAACCGCCAGATCCACTCTCGACGGGTTAGTGTCGCCGTCATCGCTGATCGACATCAGGCCCCGCACCGATACCGTGACGCGAATCGCGGCGGCATCCAGGTTGTCGATGTTGCGCGCGATGCCGGCCTTGTCGCCGGCTTTGACCTCGACCCCGACCGCGTATTCCGTTTCGACCTCATCGAATCCAGCCATCGGCGTTTGCGCCGCCGTGCCGACCCGATGTTCCACCCGCACCCGCTCGAAGTTGCGCGTGCCGTCCGCATTGGCCAGCGGCACGCCGCCAAAAAAAATGGACTTGTCACCCTCGACAAGTCCACCCATTTCACCCAGCCCCACCAGCATCATCACCCTGGCCGTGGCCAGCGATTGCAGCGAGTCCGGCGCTTCCACCGGCTTGCGCGGCGCGTCTGGCCTGCCGCCCCCCGCGCCAATGATTTCCAACGCCCCCATCCTTTACATGTCCTCTACACTGATACCCGCTGAAATGATGATGCCGCCCGCTCGATGTCGCCCCCAGCCCCAAGGCGCCGGCACGCCCTGCGCGCTGCTGTTCGCCGCACCGTTGAATAGGTAGGACGGCTTGCCCTGCTGCTGCTCGCTCTGCGACTGGTCCAGGCGCGGAACGGGCGTCAACATCATCACCGCGCCACTCACCATCAGGCCGACACCCAGCGCCATCAATTGCGTGCCACCAAATGCCCACGTCGCCGCCCCCACCGTGATCAACACGCTGCCCAGGATTTGCCGGCCGCCGCCGGCGCCGATCACTTCTGGCATGATCAGCACATCCCCTTGCGATACCAGCGTCAGTTCCTGTTCCGCGATGTCCCTGTCCGCGACCGTCACCCGAAAGGCCAGCCCCTGCTCGTCCAAGGCGCGCAGCGTGTTGTTGAATCCGGGATGCAGCGCGTTCAACGCCGGCACCACCTCGGCCACCGACGCCACCGCCAGCCGATGCTCGCGGCCGTATTGCTCGCCCAGCGCGCCCCCCAGGCGAATCGTTCGAATCTCACTCATGCGCAATACCTCGCCCGGCGCACCGTCACCCGCTGCCACCAGCCGCCATAGATGTGTGTCTCTGATTGCCGGTCGCGCAGATGGTGGAGAATGCGGCCGTCGCCCAGCCAGACGGCAACATGGTTCGGCCGCTGGCCCCGTATCTGCATCAACAGCACGTCGCCCGCCTGCGGTTCGTCATCGACCCAAACAAAACCGGCGGCCTCCGCCGCCGTGCTGAACAGGTCTAAACCACGCTCGCACCAGCCGTCAGGCTCATTCGGGCGCGGCAGGCTGACGCCGCGTTCGCGCGCGTACCAATCCCGCACCAGCTCCCAACAGTCGAACACGCCATAGCAATACGGGCGGCCCAGATAGTCGGCCTGCCAGCCGCAGGGCTCGATATAGCGGTAATCGCCGCCGGGGTGGCTGATGACATGCCACGACAAGCCAGAGCGCTCGCACATCGCCCGGTCAATGAGCGATGGCTCCGCCGTGCCGTGCGGGTGGCTATGCCAGATGCCAACGACGCGGCCCAGCTGCTCGGCCGCCGCCCGGCCAGCCGGATCAATACGGAAGAAGTTTTGCGGATCGTCTGCCAGATTGCGGCAGGGATAGACGCGGCCGGAATCCAGCACCAGGCCGCAAGCCTCTCTCTCGCCGGCCTGCGCCGCAAAGTCCAGCATGGCGGCGATTTGTTCGGATGTTGCAGTCATCGCTTTACCCATGAAAAAAGCCGCTTTCGCGGCTTTGAAAATTGACGGCAATCTATTGAACATATTTAGAATGCCGTTATCATTGACCATTCACTTACACACTTGTCCTATACAACGGAGACACGACTTCCTTTCCATTCAACATCGGGATCAGTACCCGACTTCACCTCAGTCATACTAATAAATTAAATTTGGATGTGACACATGACGCCAGACCACAAAAACAATCGCTACCGGCTAGTTTTTCATAACAAAACACCCAGGCAATCCGACCTTAAAAATCTGCTCACAAAAAGCGAAATAGATGCAAAAAAACAAGAGGCTGAAAAAAACAGAGCAGAAAAAGCAAAGGCTGAAAATGAAAGCAAAAAAGCACTAGAAGAAACATCCAAAACCGCTGCCGACAAAATATTCTCATACTCAAAGCTTGCCATTGGCTTTGCGAGTGCATATGGATTTATTTTACTTTTGATTTATTGCTACACTCAAGCAAAGTTTTTACCTTCCGGCCTATCCATAGGCGACAGTGTACTATTACTCTTCTTTTCAATTGCCTTTAGCTTTATTATCTTTGTCGTTGCATGCTTGGGCACTTACACCACCCACCCACTTATTGATTATGGAAAACAAAAATATCTTCCCAAAAAATCAGCCGCGCACAAAAAAGCAAACCGCTACAGAAAAGTAATCAATCATGCCAAGCCAAAATACTTTCCAAGGAAAGCCTCAAGAGCAAAACACAAGAAAATAAATTGGAAAAAAGTACTAGCCTTCATTCCAGACATTGCCCTTTTTGCTATCCCATTCATCTTAACCGGCATCACAGTTCAGACACTCCCAATTTATGGGGATTGGATTTTTGCTGCCCCATATCTAAAAGACCATGCAATCATTGCATCATTAATTTCGGCTGCACCATTTATATTAGTTAAAGCGCTATGGACATGTATAGCACTCCCTTGGTATTTTAAAAAAAACAAACTTGACCCACAACCTAAAACTTGGCTCCTCCTATACACGTTATGGTTTTTTGTAGAATTAGTATGCGCAACAAACAATGAAGCATGGTTCCTCGCATTCTACATTCAAGCCAGCGGCCTTATACTATCTCTCCTTAATTCAATAATAACTAGTGAGTTCTCAAAGAAGGAAAATGAAATAAAGTACCCCAATGGCCGGGCTGCCATTGTAGTTTTCGTTGTAATGCTACTCGCACTCCCCCTAATGCAGTGGTCTGCATTAGGCTCGTCTATGTTTAATAACACTGTGGTAAAGCCTCTTGGACTATACCAAGACAGAGCCTCCTTATGGGTTTCCAAAAAAAATCTTCAGCGATTAGAAAATGCGGCCAAGCTACAGGATATCCCACTTAGCGTATGTAAAAATCCAGATGGCTCTGCTGTTGTAACCGATCTTAAAATCTGGTGGCATGGCATTGGCTCCCGAAGCTATGTTCAGCTATTAGGTTTTTCAGATAAAATCGGACAGCAGAATGATGATAAAAATACAAGTCCTACGAATTCAATTCCACCAGAAGAAAGCGCTAAAAACCCTTACAATGCATATCCAAGGGTTGAACTAGACAGCAACGAAGCGAGTTTAATCGCCTCTCAAGATGTACGATGTACCGAAATCAGCGATGCGCTTGTGTTCCCATCAAACAAAACACAGCCGGACAATGAACCATCCGCTGAAGAGCAACTCGCAAAACAAATCAATCCCTTCATAGAAACAACCGCTGGCGAAGTCAAAGCTAGCTTCCTAAAAAAAATCACAGTCATTGGACATGCCGATCCAATGCCAATACAAGCAGCCAGCAATGAAGAACTAGGCCGGGAACGTGCAACTCATGCCCTATTCCTGTTGTGCAATAAAAATCTTTACCAAGATATAGGAAATCCTGACATTGAAATAAAAACCATGGGCGCACGCTCCCCGATAAAAGATTGCTCATCCATCAAAGACAAAAACTTAGCCATTGAGTGCAATGCAGTAAACAGGCGTGTAGATTTACAATTTAGCTACTCAAAAACAATCAAAAAAGACAGTAGAATTAAAAACTGTTCCTTGATGAAAGATAAAAATCTAATGACTGAATGTGCCAAAAGAAACAGGCTTATTACCCAGAATCCTTGTCAATCGAAAGAAAGCCCACAAAAGGACGATACACTATTTTGCTTTTGCAAAAGTCATTCTGTAAAAAAATAA